CCTTCAAAATTCAAGCCCGCCGCGTTTGCTAAAGCTGTTAAGGACTTAGGCAAAACAGCCGATGTTCTGTTTGGCGCGGATGCAGCTAAAGTAAAATCATTAGCGTCTCAAATGGAAAAGATTGGTCTATCAAATCTAAAGCAAGCTGATGTTGACGCAGTTATTAAAGAAATAGGGAAAGATGCTCCTTTAGCCGAACAATTAACCGTCTTAACCAATTTGCAGAGGGCTGCACGCGATGAACAAAAAAGCTCTGCTTTGCGTGCTTTGCAGGCTGGAGATTTAAATCCTATTCAGGCAGCAGAACTAATTTCCACTAGAAGCACAACAGCGACAGACGTAAAAAAGATTTTTAATGCGTTTAAAGGAAACGAAGAAGCTCTTCAAAAGTTGCGCGGTAATTATATGGAACGCCTTATTTCTGACTTTGGCGATACACTGACGACAGACGGGAAAGCCTTGGGTGCTTTTGCAAAGCGCATTTTAGATGCTAACGAGGGCGGCAAGTTGTCGGCTATATTTGGCGATGAGATGGGCAAGGATATGGCTGAGTTTGCTAGAATACTAGACTTTAACTCTCGCACAGCGGCTGGTGGTGATTTGGTTGCTGCTAACATCGCCGCTAGCCCAATTCAAAACCTTGGTAAACTAGCCAAGTTTACAATTGTTGGGCGGCTTTTAACATCAGGTCCGTATTATAAGCAAATTGTTCAAGACTACAAAAAACTTTCATCAGGGCAAACAGCCGAAGAAAAGTCAAGAATACTTGGCAGGCTAATCTCTCAGTCTTTGGCTCAACAAAGCCAAGAGGGTGTGCGGGAAGCAGAGCAACAGATAAGCTCAGTAATAGAATCTTCTGGTCTGGGCGAGCAAATCCAAAATATAAACAGCCAGGTGCAGTCTCAAATACCGAACAATTCTACGGGTATTGGGCAGGCAGCGGTTGTTCCGCCCGCATCCCCAGCGCCCGCAGCACAACAATCATCAGTTAGACAACAGGCCGCGCAGAACCCGGCAGTGGCACAGGCCCTCGGTATACGCGGTGCAACAGCAGGGTTGATATAAAATGAAATCGACAACGATTGACCAGCTACGTCAGGAGCTTGCTTCTGATGAGGGCTGTAAGTACGAGATATATTTAGACCACCTAAATTTGCCCACGTTTGGCATAGGTCACTTGATTAAGAAAGATGACCCTGAGTACGGCAAGCCTGTTGGCACGGTCATAGAGCAAGAGCGCGTGGACAACGTATTCAAGCTTGATATAGCTGTAACGCTAGATGATTGTCACCGCTTATACCCAGATTGGAATGAGCTGCCAGAAGAGTGTCAGCTTATCATTGCGAATATGATGTTCAACCTCGGATACCCACGCCTGTCAAAGTTTAAAGGAATGAAGGCTGGAGTGGACGCGAGAGAGTTCAGCGCCGCATCAGACGAGATGGTGGATTCCAAGTGGTATACACAAGTACCTAACCGCGCAAGGCGTTTAGTAACGCGCATGAGAGCATTGGCAGATGATTCCGAAAGTTAGTGCAGCCACAGGCCCCGCGCCAATGAAAAAACACTGCCGCCGTTGCCCACGTTGTAGTGAGCCGTTGAAGACAGTGTATGTTCATGGTCATACGCAGTGCGTTAATTGTGACTGCATTATAGATGATTGCTGCCAAGGCGAAACCTGTCAGGCCGCTCCATCAGCATCATAATCACAACGCCAGCTTTTAGATTCATAAGGAAATTTATGGTCGCTAAAAACATTGACGCTAAATTTTGACATTTCAACTGTACGCGCTTTGCATTCCGATAGAGAATTATACGGCCCCCAATTGTCTCTTAATTCAAAACAATGATTACCGTAGCCGCTACCGACAACAGCGCATACAACAATAACTGCTGTATACATAACTACTCCAATTCTACAACAATCTCCATCTCACTGTGTCTTGGTGTTAGCATCTCCAGCTTGCATACAGGGCAAACCATAAAATCCTCTTCAAGACCGTCAGATTTAAATTGCATTTCTGTTTCACACTTAGGGCACAACCCATACGACATGAGCCGCGCCATTTTTCCATCACCTTCTTGTATCATGGGATGTCTCCCTAGAAAGTTGCACTATATTAACATTTAGGTCATACTTATAGCGTACTGTCAAGAAATAAATTTCACACTTCCAACGGGGGGAAGATGTTAAATCCTTTCGAGGCTGGCAAGCTAGGCGAACATATATGTATGGTTCGCTTGATGAAGCTTGGCTACTCTTGCCAAATAGTCAACTTAGATACGGTTGATGTAATTATTAATTGGCAAGATGTTTTTCTGCGCGTTCAAGTTAAATCTAGCATTTTAAAAGGCAGAGGCGGAGCGCAAGCCGCGCACATGGGGTATCAGTTCGCTACATCTCATGGCGGCAAGAAAAAGCCACTAACAAAACAACAATGCGATATAATAGCCTTTGTTGCAGTAGAGCCAGAGCGCGTTTTGTTTAAACCAGTAGAGTGCCTAAAAGGTCAGGTGACAAAGCGTATATCGCCTGCAAAATTTATTAAAGATGATTTGGAGCAGCGGTCTTTGCAAAATTGCTTAGACCGTATTTTTTTGTCCAACTGAGCCAATTCCCATAGAACCAATTGAATCACCGTACTTTTCCTTGTAAGCTTCAGATACAAGCATACCAATCTGTTGACGTATGTTACGGTGTTCATCTTCACAAAGCTTTCTCAGCTTGTTATAGGTTCTCATGTCAATTCCGACAGTTCTATGATTTCCTGATGCCACAAAAGCCTCCAACAAAAAGGGACATATAATGACATATAATAAAGGTTTTTATCAGAAACGCAATAAGTTCGGTGCGAAGAAAACCGAATTTATGGGGATGAAGTTTGATAGCAAGTGGGAGGCAGAGCGGTATGGGCAGCTCTGGAAGATGCAAGAAAACGGCGAGATACGCGACCTAGATAGACAGGTGCGATTTAACATGGTCATTGACGGGCAAAAGATTTGCGCGTACATAGCCGACTACACATACTACAAGCCGAATAAAGACAGCGAGGACGAATTTATAGTCGAAGATGCCAAGGGCGTGGAGACAGATATATTCAAATTAAAGAAGAAGTTAATGAAGGCTCTGCATGGCATAGAAATAAAGATATCGAAAAAAAATCAAAAAAATTAAAAAAAGTTCTTGCAATGTGAAACAAGTATCACTACCTTGGGTGTATCGAAAGAGTTTAACAGCTCAAAATATTAACCAAGGAGGTCGCAATGACCAATTCAGACGTATCGTCTGTGTCCTCCGCATCCCTAGCTGAATTAACCATGCTCAAGAAAGAGCTGGACCAGCTTATTGTGGAGTCACAGGAAAAAGTAAAGGTTATCAAGAATGAGCTTGAGAACCGCTATCTAGGCAGAGCGCAAGACACTTTGCGTCAAAACGGAAAAGACTTTGGCAGCGTAACCATTGAAGACGCTGGTTATAAGCTAAAGGTCAATGTTCGCAAGCGCGTGGAGTGGGATGAAGGTAGGCTTCTAAATATCTTAAATGGTATGGATGAAGATACTGCTCGTCACTACGTTTCTGTCAAATACACAATCCCAGAAGCTAAGTATAATAATGCTCCGCCTGAAATTCAGGCGCGGCTTAGTGATGCGCGTACTGTGCATTTGCAGGGTACAAGCATTGATGTTGAGGGAGATGATGATGCTTAACATTATCACAGCCGAACAACGGCTAAACGAAAAGAAGGGCCACAAGCTAGTTGTGTGTGGTCAGTCTGGGGTGGGCAAGACTTCTCTTGCTCGCACCCTCGACACATCCAAGACCCTGTTCATGGATTTAGAAGCGGGTGACGCGGCTATTGAAGGCGTAGCCATTGATGTCATTCGTCCGCGCACATGGACAGAGTGCCGTGATTTCGCGGTGTTCTTGGGTGGGCCGAACCCGTCTTTGGGTGAGGACGCAACTTACAGTCAGGCACATTACGATTATGTGTGTCAGACTTATGGAAACCCAGCAGATGTTTTGTCTAAGTATGACACAATCTTTGTTGACTCAATTACCGTAGCGGGGCGTTTGTGCTTTACGCATTGTCAGAACCAGCCTGAGTGTAAATCAGACCGTACTGGCAAGCTGGACACTCGTGCAGCTTACGGTATGCAAGGGCGTGAAATGATGGGGTGGCTATCACATCTCCAGCACATCCGCGATAAGAATGTAATCTTTGTTGGCATTCTGGATGAAAGGACAGATGAGTATGGTCGCCAGACTTATGAGCTGCAAATTGAAGGCTCTAAAACTGGACGCGAATTGCCGGGCATTGTGGATGAAGTTATTACAATGGCTCTTATGTCAGATGATAACGGAGTTCCGTATCGCGCCTTTGTGTGTCAGACACTGAACCAGTGGGGATACCCAGCTAAAGACAGGTCTGGCAGATTAGATACTCTAGAAGAGCCGCACTTAGGCAAACTTCTAGAGAAGATGAGTGGCGGTACGCCACAAAATGAACGTCCTATGGACTTTGTAAATCCAAGTGAAATGAATGGAGCGGAAGAAAATGCTTAATCTTAATGAAGTAGAAACTGGCAGTGAACAGAAGCCTTTAGAGCTTATGCCAGACAAAACACCTGTTCGCGCGATTATTAATCTATTGGGCGGTGACAGCGAAATGCCTGAGTTTGGGCCTGGCTTTCTTTTCAAGAAGTCCATGTCATCTAGCGCAGTGTATTGCCCGATGGAATTTACCATCATTGGCGGTCAGTTCGATAAGCGCAAAGTATGGCATAACCTTTTTGTGCACGGTGACAAGCTAAACAGTAACGGCGTTCCTGTGGCGCGTCAGATTGGCCTTGAAACGCTCCGGCGCATGATTGACAGCATCCATAACTTGAAGGGCGCTGACATGTCTCCAGAGGCTCAGCAAAAGCGTAATATTGCTGGCCTTGATGCCCTGCAAGGACAACAGTTTTGTTTCTTGGTTGGTGTAGAGCCGGAGCAAAATGGATACGCTGCAAAGAACAAAATGACTATTGCGCTGACTCCAGACAATAGTGATTACATTCCTAGCGGCGGTAGTGGCGCGGCACCAGCAGTTAATCAGACATTGATTAATTCAATGCCGCCACAAGGTCAGGCCGCTATGAATGCTCAAGCCCCTGCGGTAACAGCAACGGCTGGAGTTGTTCCAGCGTGGGCGCAGAAGTAATACTCAATGCTTCGTTACCCGAATGGGTTTCTGGCATTGATTAGGGAGGAGCCTCGTAGCTGCCTGTGACTCCTAGGGCACAATGAAGGGGGCTTGGCTCTTCCCGACAATAATTTTCTGGAAGTCAGGATTACGGCGAAAGCTGTGCGTCTCCAGAGATAGGGGTGTGTAAGTCAGACTGCTGTATAGCGGAACCACTACAGTGATGGGCTCTCTATATGTATCGAGCCTAAGCATTCACCCCGCCTAAAAGAAGGGTCTGGCTTTGTTGCTAGGCTAGACCCTTCTTCCTTTAACTTTAGCAACATCAGAGGGGCCGCCATACAAACGGAACGGCGGTATGGATAAGAAAATGGCTTTAACTAGCATTACAAGTAAACAGCGCAAGCTGTCATCAGAGCTTTCTCCAAAGCAGCAAATTGCAAATTTGAAGGCTTTAATTAAAAACCCACCTGAGAATAGTCGGGTATGTGAATTCACGCCAGAGCTGGCTGAATATATTTTGTCAAACCTGAACATCAAAAATCGTCCGCGTAAGGCGCAGAAGATTATTGAATACAAGCGAGACATGCAAAACAATAATTGGTCACTAACTGGCGAAACAATTAAGTTCGGTACTGACGGGCTTCTTAAAGATGGGCAGAACAGATTGGCTGCATGTTTGCAAGCTCAAGTGCCGTTTACCACCCATGCCATTTATGGGATTGACCCGAACACTTTTCATCACATGGACACGGGCAAGAACCGTGGCGCGGATGATGTTCTGGCAATCATGGGCGTAACAAACTCTAATAAGATTGCTCAGACAATTAAGTTCCTTATCAATTGGGAAAGGGGCAAAACAAACACCGCTGGGGCAGCAAACAACGACATGATTAAAAGAGCCTACCTGAACAAATATAATCCTGATTTGTTGCAAGAAGGCGTGTCATGGGCGCGTAAAGTATATACTCAAACTCGTTACCCTATTGGTCCTATTGCAGCAACATTTTACTCTGTTGTAGATAGCGGCTATCGTAACGATATTGAGAAGTTCTTTGCTGCTATGATGGCGGGTACTGGAAAGGCTAATAGCGGTCCTGTGAAGCTTATGAAGCACATTACGTTCATGCGTATGAACAGAATGCATATTAGTTCGCATGACTATTCTGTTCTGCTAAGCCGCGCTGTTCATTGCTTTGTGAATAATAAGAGCATGACTAAAGCAGACTTAAATGTTAACCTTGCAGACAAGCGGATGCCTCTGCCGTCTGCTAAATAAAATTAAAGGCGCACTAACGGCAATCTTGGTTAAAGAGCTGTTAGCTGGTTTGGGTAGCACCAGTGCCGTAAAGCTACCCACCCTTGCATCATAAATAGGACTAGCGATGCTATACAATAACGACTTTAGCCACGACCTTTTAGTTGGTCAGGTAGCCGAACAATTCCTCGGTGACTTACTTCAGAACAAAAAGATTGAAGTAAAGAATGATAAAATAGCTCATAAGTCTGGGCGTGTATTTGTTGAATTTGAATGTCGCGGGCAACCGTCAGGTATTACAACAACACAATCAGATTTTTGGGCTTTTGTTTTAACTACAGGTGTGGTCATAATTGTATCGAAAGACAGGTTAACCGAGTTGTGTAATAACGAATATAATAATGGCAATGTTATACGCGGCGGGGATAGAAACACATCACAAGGTTTCTTAATTAATTTAGACGACTTATTGAGGAAAGTTTAATGGCTGATTCTGAGAGAGTTACTGAAAGAAAAAAAAGAGAGCAACTTTTAAAGCTTCAGGAGTGGGACAAGATTTGTCCTGATGATGCATTTGTTGATGCTAATGTAAAAGAAGAACTTACTGGAAGGCACATTCACAAAGGCACAGAAGCCACTGCTAAGAGCGCTAGCTCACTGGAGCAATAGATGCGTGTGGAAATCAACCTAACGCTATTCTTTAAGGACAAGGGCTCAGAGAGCATTGACGGATTTATAACTATAAGCGAAATGGCAGAAGATGAAGAAATTTTAGACGCTATGGGTGTTTTTATCGAAGACGCGGCACATAAGCACAAGTTTAATTTTACCTCTGGTATGGCATATATGCTGATTAATGAGGAAGAGATTTATCAAGTAACATTTCAAAACCCAGAGATGCAAATGGAGGGCACGGAGTTATGCAACATAATAATTCCAGACGGAGTGACGGTACATTAGAGGCCTTGGAGAAAAGCGATACACTTACAAACGCCGCTAAGATGTTTAGCGAGTTGGGGTGGGGCAAAAGGCTTTGCGACCTTAAAGAAGAAGAAGTATTAGGTATGGTCGCGTATTTTCAGAAAATGAAGGAAATAAGAGATGAGTTTACAGAGCAAGGGCTTCTTGAATTTGAACAGAGTATCACCAGTTCTGACGCCACGGACGACCTCAACGACCCCATTCCATTCTGATGCTATAGAGCTTATTGCTTACAATATAGATAAAGCGATTTGCGATAAAAATGATGAGCAGCCAAGAAGAAAATACTTAGGCGGTTCATCACTTGGAAGCGCGTGTTCTAGGCAAGTCCAGTATAGATATATGCAAGTTGAGCCAGATGAGGATAAAGCCTTTCCAGCGCGTACATTGCGTATATTCGATATGGGGCACTTCATTGAGGACTTGATTGCTGGCTATCTGAGGGCTGCTGGCTTCGAGCTTAAGACGCACGACTCACAAGGCAAGCAGTTTGGGTTCGCGGTAGCTGACGACCAAATTAAAGGGCACATTGATGGCGTCATAACTGGCGGACCAGTTCCAATGCACTACCCTTTCCTATGGGAGTGTAAGTCAGCCAACAGCAAAAAGTTCGGTGAATTTGTTCGGAAAGGTGTGGTGGATGCAAACCCTGTTTACGCCGCGCAAGTAGCATTGTATCAGGCATATATGGACCTGACAGAAAATCCGGCCTTGTTTACTGTGATGAATAAAGATACAAGTGAGATTTACTACGAGCTAATTCCTTTCAATAAAATGTTAGCTCAAAGCACAAGTGATAAGGGCGTAGAAATATTGAAAGCTACAAAAGCAGGGGAAATGTTGCCGCGTATTGCAGCAAATTCAGATTACTTTGCTTGCAAATGGTGTGAGTTTCGTGAAACATGTTGGGCAAAATAAGAAAGACCCCTGACAAAATCAGAGGCCTTTCAAAGTGTGAAACGAAATCAGAAAAGGAAACAATCGGACTTCAGGATACAATATAATGAGTGTTATAAGGTTTGACAATACTAAATCTGGTACGGCGCATGATTTAGTTGAACAGATTAGCCGTAATGTTCCACGTTCAGTACAGGTAGAAATGCTGCTTGAAACATATCCGAATGGTAGGGTTCGGGGCAGCGACTTCTTTATCGGGTCTTTGGCTGGCGAGGCTGGAGAGAGCCTAAAGATTGATATCAACACCAATAGTCCGCACTTTATGCGTGGGCAAGACTTCAATGGCGGGGAAGGTGTAGGGGGAATTGTTAAGATTTTGATGGCAGCTCGCGGTATGCGCCTGCCTGAAATCAAAGAATTGTTCGGCTCTTATCTTTCTACAGACGCGCCTAGCACGCCGCCCCCACCAAATTGGCGCACCGAAAACGGGATAAATCTTAACAAGATACCAGTTGGCAACGGTGTACAGCAACAGGGCAATAGTACACCGCAGGCAGAGCCTACAGCCGAGAAGGTTCGCATTGATATTGATACGCCGCACAACGGGCAGTGGGATTATATTTCTCGTGACGGTGAGGTATTGGTTTCTGTGCGCCGTTATGATATTCAAGGCAAGAAGGAATTCCGTCCGTGGATTCCAGGGGTTTCATATCCAAAAGCGCCAGAAGTCCGGCCTCTGTATAATATCCCGAACATTTTAAATGAGCATAGAGTTGTGTGGGTTGAGGGCGAGAAGTGCGCTCAAGCCTTGATTGAAGCAGGCATACCAGCTACATGCACATTGGGCGGGGCTGGAGCGTTGACAAGAAAGAACGCCGATAAGTTCGACTTCACGCCGT